TCAGGAATAGCAACAACAGTTGCGTCTAAAGCTAATGTAGCCTGTGGCACTGTTAAGCTAAATGGGATGCTATACACACCATCAGGGCGTGGGTAAAGAGTTACCTTGGTGTCGTAACTAGCATTTTCACCATCAAATCAAAATTCGTATGGAATGCCGCTAACTGGAGTAGAGAAATTCTGCTTGCGATTCATTGAAGCAAAATCAATATTCTTCATACCAATGTTGCTTGTTGCATTGATTACATCAATAACTTGGAACTTTTGACCAGCACCAGTTAAGGCATAAGAATATGTGCCAGAAGTAGTAGATAGCGTAATAGTTGTGCCTAGAACATTCCAAGCATAAGCATCTTCAATCTGACGCTTGGCATCATTTACAAACTTTCCAATTAGAGTTGAATAAGATGTTTCGGAAACAGTAGAAACTGCTGTCTCACGCAACCTTACGAGTACATCGTTTACAAGTTCAAGGTAGGTCATGCTCGTGTCAACCCCTCTTCTTCAAATGTTGCTATAAAACTGAATGTGCTTGCAGATTGAGTAGTTATTTTTAACTTATCGCCTTCTTCAAAAACAATGTAGGCATTGCCATCAAACTGCAAGTAGTTTTTTGATGTGAAATCGTATTGGGTCAATATATCAAGAGTGGTATTAGCACTTGCGTCAAACCATTGAACAGTTATATGCTTGGTAGACCCACCTGTATTGTGTATGTACATTACAGTAAATTTTGAGTAATAGCCAGTCGGACAGGTATAGACAGTTGTGTCTACTGCTGCTGTAGGACTAACTCCAACTGATAATGCTCTCATTTCGCTTTTGCCTTATTCCTTGCGGAGATAGCTTTAGCTTTTGCCTTTGCGTCAGCCTTTGAGGTTGCACCCCATGCCTTGAGCGAAAGAAGCAGTCTTGTTGGTTCACCATCCTTGTACTCTGCACCAGCATTGTTGCCCATGCGAGCCAAGAAACTTGCTCTGCGAGGGTTATCCCCCGACTTTACTGGCGGCTTCAGATTACCACCAGTTTCCGCATTATAAGATGATCTACCCTTGGCATTCAAGCCGCCTTTTGGATTTTGACCAGCTTTTGTTTGCCAAGTGGGTGTTTTCATCTACTTCACCTTTTTAGGCTTCTTTGCAGTCTTTGCCGCTTGTTTGAAGTCAGCAGCAGTAGGTGCGGCTTTAGACCCAACCTTGTTCATCTTCTCACCAGACCCTGCCTTGATACGAGCCTGTTTTGCATTAATATTGGCATAAAGTCCAGTTTTCATTTCATCTTCTTCTTGGCTTTACCAGCTTCAGATAAAGCAATGGCAACTGCCTGTTTAGGATTGGTCACAACCTTACCGCCCTTGCCTGAATGCAAAGTACCTTCCTTGTACTCCCCCATGACCTTTTTGACCTTCTTTTGTGATTTAGTCATTTTCATAGGGTTTCTCCTTAGTACATTATCTTGGCTGTAATCGTGCCTGTGACAAAAACAGTGCAGTTTGCTCGTAAATACTTAGGAGCATTAGCTACTGTAACGATGCCGTTAGCTGTCAAAGCAGTGCCAATAGTTGCCCAGTTTGTGCCATCAAGACTACCTTGCAATGCAACAGTAGCTGATGTAATGCCAGAAACCTGTAAGAAAGCTGGTTGACCAGAGTCAACTTGCACAGCTCTAGATTCACCTGGAGCGCCAACTGCGTTCAGGAGTGTGATGGGTGAAGTTAAAGATGCCATTATTTGCCTCTTGAGGATTTCTTCATCATGTTGGTAGCAGTCCTGCCACCCTTCATGGGCAGACCTTTAGGCTTGCCAATAGCTACCATGACAGTCACGGGAATACCCTTTTTCTTGCCGTATTCTTTTGCTTCTTTTTCCCCTTTTTCGGTGTAAGGGAACTTCTTTTTTCCAACTGAAGGCATAGTATTTTCCTTATTTCCAGAGTCGATCAGCAACAAAGGTAATAACACCGCCCATGAATGAAGCGATAGTCATACCCATCCAAAAACCACCTTTGCCTTTGTTGGCAAGTTCAAGTAATGACTTTACATCGTGACTCAATTGAGTTACCTGACCATGTAGAGTCTCTACTTGAGCCTCTAATCTACCAAAATCTCTTGCGTCAATTTCAGACATTTGCAACCTTTCGGGGTCTTCCCATGCGTTTAATTGTTGGGATAACAGGCGCAAATGCGGTATCTGTTCTAGTCTCTGATTCTACAGATTCTATGGTTACTTCTGGCTCATCTACTAACACATAACCCTGATGACCTTCCATAGAGTCAATGTCATGCTGGAGGGTAAAAGTCACACAATTTCCCGATTGTAGACAGCGAAAAGTAGCCATAAAACCCCTTAAAAGAGATAGGGGGGACTACCCCCCCCCATCATTAAACTACAGCACGACCAATAATAAGTTGTAATGTAGTTGAAGCCAAATCAACTGAACTACCTGTTGGGTTATAGGTCACGATAGTTACTGTATTGGCGGCTGAAACATAGGCTCTACGAACCAATCCAGCTTCACTTACACCAACTGACATACCAAGAACCATATCACCTAAAGCCACTCCTGCAACAGTTACTGTATCTGTAGCTGTAGCTGTAGTAGCGACTGAGCCGCTATCTAAAGTACATGAAACATCCCAAGTATCTGTAAACAGACCACGAAATTGGTCATTGCCCCTGCGGGAAACGACTGCTGTTGCTGATGCCATTTTGATTTCTCCTAATTAGGTTAAAAAGCCCCCCCACCACTAAGGCAGGGGGAAACTACTATTAGCTAGGAACAACCAAAGCGAACATAGAAGACGACTTAGCGGCTCCTACAGTAGCGGCATTACGCAAAGCGGCAACGCCATACAAAGTGTCAGATGTAAACAGAGTAGCCAAATACTCTTGTTTGTACTGAACTTGTGAACGTACACCAACTTGCTCAACCAGAACCATAGAGTCCTTGTGACCCATCAAGCAGACACGAGCAATAGCAGAACCGCTAGTTGGGAAAGCGGCTGTAGCAGATGCTGAGTCAGCGTTGCTGGAAGTGAACACAGGGATACCATAGAGATTACCGATTTCACCATTGCGGATAGCATCGCCATTACCGACAAATGCTTGTTCGGTGTAGCGAGCCAGACCCATCAAAGTGTTGCGGCTTGAGGGAGGAATCAAGAAGAAACGATTGTCCATAGGAGTATCGTTGTCATCCAAACGCTGAATGGTGCGGCGAATAGCCGAATCAGTCAGAGCAGACGCATTACCAGTGTTGGTGTTTGCGGTGTAGTCAAAGGTAGTTGTGCCGTCACCGCCGATGAAAGCAGAACCATACTGAGCGCCAGTAGAACCGCCATTAGCTGTACGACCCAACTGAATCAAGTCGGTGTCAACTTGGCGAGACAAGGCGTAACCAGCATCAGAAGTGTAGAACTGACGCATAGAGTTCAAAGCCTGTGCTTCAACAATATCCTCAATCAAGCGGCTATATTCATAGTGCTTGTTGATAGATACAGTGACTTCAGACTCAGTAGCGGCAATCAAAGTTACTGCTGACTCAGCGGCTTTAGCAGAAGCAGAACCACGGGTAGGTGCAGGAATGTGAACAGTGTCACCTTTCTTGCCCTTGAAGTTCATCTTCATAACTAGGTTAGCAAGAACCAAGTTTTTCTTGTAAGACGCTACGATTTCATCTGACCAAATGTCAGGAATGAATTTGTCAGCAGTTGTTACTGTGACCGAGTTTGTGGGGGAAAATGATGTTGCCATTTGTGTACTCCAATAAAATCAAAAGTTAAGTTATTTAACCCTGCCCTCTGCGTATGCCGTCATGATTTCATCACTCAAGGCATCGTATCGGTTAGGGTCAGTCATCTTCAGCCGAATAAGGTCTGCCCTGCGATAGACTCGTTTTCCAGATTCACCAGTACCACCTACATCAACTGTCGCCGCTTTAAGGTTTGACTTGCGCTGAGTTTCCCCTGCATCTGTAGTCTGTTTAGCCTTAACACCACGCAACTGCTTATAGGTACTCAGCAATTCATTAGCACTGTCATAGTCAAACTCACCATCAGCTTTAGCGTACAAACCAATGCGAATAGGTGAAGATTTCACCCAATTTGCAAAGTCTGCATCTTGAACAATCTGAGCAAAATCAGGATGTTCTGCCGCTAACTTTTGCTGAATTTGCATCTTTTTGAACTCTTGACCAGCTTGTCTAGCCGCAAGTACATCGGGATGGTTATCTACAGTC